ACGTCAGTGGTCAGGAACCAAGCGTTAGTGTCGGTCAAGAAGTGGTTAACGGTGTAACCTTCAGGGATAGCGCCCATCTGCTTAAGAGCGTTGATGTCGTTATCCGCAGTTGCCACACGCAGCTCAGTGTCCAGCAGGCGTTTAGCCGTGAACATCAGGGCCGGAGGAACAACCAGCTTCTTGGGTTTAGCAGCAATCAGCAAACCACGCTCGTCTGTCCAAGCGGCGATCTGAATAACGGCGGCTTCCAGAGAAGTCTCGTTCAGGTCAACTTGGGTAGCGGGAGTGTTAGCGTTGGTGCCGCCAGACACCAGCGGGTGAGCAGTGCTAAACAGAGCAACACCGTCGCCACCGGGGTAGCTACCAGAGAAGCCATTGTTTAGAACAGCAGCAGCCTTAACCTGCTTGGTATAGGCCATAGCACGAGCCAGCGACTTGGTGTAACGAGCAGACAGGCTGTCGTACAGGTTGTCTTCGATTGCCTCTTCGGTAATCGAGAAACCCAAGGCGATGGTTTCGTGGGTGTATCGAGTAGACCAAGCTTCCTGCGCATTGTCATAAGCAATGGCACTGCCCTCGTTCTTCACCGGAGCGGCGGAGAAGCCAGACAGCTTGGTTTCCTCTTCAAAACTACGCTCCGAAGTTTCGGTTTCGTAGACCTCTTTGTGCTCTTCGCCGTAACGGGCGTATTCCATTCCGAACAAAGCGTTCAGGCCGGGGAGCAACTCTTTCAATAGTTGTGCGCGACTAATAGCCATGATTTACTCCTTAGACGCCAGTTGTGTTGTTGTAAGTATGGGTATTGATCTTGACGACCATTTCCACATACGCATCTGCGCCAGTAGCGGTGGCAGGCACAACATCAACAATACGAATCGGCAACGTATTAGTAGTAGCCGTAGTATCGTCAATAGCTTGCGCTGAGTCACCGGTATTGGCATTGCCAGCGTTCAGAATCACCGAGGTATTCTGACCCACTGCGGTACGGCCCAAGGAGGCAATAGTTGTACCCGAAGACACAACAGCCACTTGGAACAGAGCGCGGGGATCATCAACCACATAGGCAACAGCGTTGGTCACACCAGACGACGGAGCGTACTGGGCTTGAACGGTTTGACCCGATGAGTTGGTGTATTGAACACCCATACAAACACCAAGTGCTTGGGGGGCGGCAGTGCCATCAGCCACAACTTTACATTTGCCACTAGACAGCATTTCGACAAGATCGCCGTTATACATAGCGCCGGAGTCAATCGGCACTAGGCGAGTAGAACCCGCATACGGAGTACCACCAATACTATTGATGGGACGAAAACCGTAAGGGGCTGAAACAGTGGGGTAAGCCATGTTTTAACTCCATTAAATTAAGAACCAGAACCGAAAGTAACCTTGGACTTCTTCTCGGAGAAAAGGGGCATCCTAGGATCACTCTCACGAAGGAAATTGTTGTCCACTGAGTCCATCTGAGCTTTATTCTGGCCAGAGTAGTAATCCATACGCTGTTTCAAAAACTCTTCAGGGATGCGGCAGAGCAACAAACCACCTACCTCAATGTTGCCTTTAAAGCGACCTTCGGTAGTAGCGTGCATCATTAGCTCGGGATATTCTTCTGCTTTGCAGGGTTCATATCCTTCACGTAACTTAGAAGAGATATTGCTTGGATCAGCTGTACCCATAGTACTCGTGCGCACCCAACGATGCTTCCAACCCGGACGTTCATCTGGGCTAGGCAAAACTTCAGGCGGACGCCATGCCTCGGGGCGTTTCATAGCCACTTGACGGGTATCTGCTTCACGAGTTGTACGGTTTTGTGTCCTACCGGACGTCAAAAGTTCATCCATCATTCACCTCTTTTAAGTTGAGCAACCTGTTTAGCGTAGAGTTCAATCGGCACCCCAAGACGACGAGCAATCGCCGCTTCTGATGCCTTTAACTTCACGCGGTTAGGCGGAGTGCTACGGGAGGCGGGGGCCACCACATTAGCGGGCTTTGTTGCACGGCGTGGAGGTTCTTCCTCATAAGCCGGTTCCGATGCCTTTTTCGAAGGAGCATCATCTTCATCGCTCTGAATATCTTCAAAATATTCAGGAAATCTTCGGCGCATTGTAGCGTCTACTCGTTTGTAATACTCTTCAGTACCTACAAAATCTGCGCCATGCTCCCTAGCCAGCTTTTGATGCAACCCTAAGGCGGATGCTGTCATCTCGGGATCAGGCCCAAACCAAGTATTCTTCTCCATCCAGCGCCTATCGCGTTCAGATATAGAAGGCTGATTTGTATCACGGTGTTGTATTTGTACATCTTTTTCTTCAACTTGTAAAGGCCTCATATTTTGGGCCTTGTCCAAATTCAGCGTAGCCCTAGAAACTTCAGCTTGGGCTTCCACCAAAGCATCGGAATCCCCGGCCTCATAAGCCTCTTTATACTTCTTTTTGGCATTCTCAAACTCCATTTCAGCGGAGCTTTTTGACTGCTCAATATAGGCTTTTGACCCAAGCGCAACCTGTTCTTGCAGCTTACGATTATGCTCCCAAAGCTGTTTTGTCAGCTTTTCAGCCGCTTCACGCTCGCGTATAGCCTCTTCCTTAGCCCTACGCTCGTCGTGATAACCACGGGTAAACTTCTTTAGCCGCGCCTGAACCTTCTCATCGTAAGTGGAAAGTTCCTCTTCGGTCGGGTCTTCGGGGGGTGTTTCATCGGGCTTTCTACCCCTATCCCGGCGGGGAGTATCGTCTTCGATCTCAACATCAAAGCTTTCCTCTTCTTCCGCCACAGGAGTATCTACGGGTTTACCCTTAGCTTCCTTTTCATCAGGAAACTCAAATTCTTCGCCCTTAAATTCAGCTTGTGCCATTTAATAACTCCTTATGATGCACGCGATATACCACGCGGGTCTTGCACGACTGCTTCAACCGAATCATCGTTAATGATCCGAAATTCGCGGCCATGAATCTTCAGGCGGGTGCCTGAATTGGGTCGGACGATGACAAAATCACCCTCCTTGCAACTCGCCCCGTTAGGGAAACGAGTGGCGTCCTTATAGCAGTCAGGCCCAAGCTTGACAACGAATAGAACGGGAGTGAGTACTTCCTCATAGTGCATGGTCTTAGCATCTTTAACAAGACCAACCTCACTGTCGGCATACTCTTCCATAGCTTCTGGCACTACACAAAGTAGGTGAAAAGTCTTAGGGTCAGGCAGCTGCTTGGCTTTCTCTTCGGCAGATTTGTTCAAAATACCGGTCAAGTCCACGGCAGCGACGTCAAATTCAGTCATCAGATCGCTCCAGTTTTTGCACGAGGTCATTAACTATATTTTCTGCAAGGTTGAGGCCTCGGATAACCCCGCAGACATGTCGATACTCCTCAAAACTATCAATGCGGTTAGCCACTAAAAAGGCTTCTCGCTCGTGCCTGAGTTTCTCTAACTCTTTAACTATATGTGCTAATAGTTTGTAATCGTTCAATCTTTCTCCTTCTTAGGTTTCTGAGATGCCTTTTGTGCGGCTTGCACCGCAATCTGGGCGCGGCTTTTGGCGATATCCACGCCAAGTTTTGCACCTTCAAGAAGCTGTTGCTTATGAAGTTTGTCCCTAGCAGCGGCAGCGGTTGCGCCCACCTGCATTGCCGCGATTTCCTTCTGAGCCGCGATACGGGCTTCCTCGATCCTAAGTTGGTCAGCCTTAGCTGCTGCCTCAATCTGTTGTTTTTGTGCCTTAAGCTGCAACTCCTGCATCTTTAGCTGCAACTCCTGCTGCTGCATTTGGATGATGGGGTCTTGGGCTTGCTGCTGCGCCTGCTGCTGGGCAACCTGTGCCTGAGCTTGCTGAGCCATACGGACGGACGCCTGTGCAGATAGTTGTGCAACTTGTGCAGCCACCTCGGGTGCCATGTTCTTTTCTTGCTCTTCTGTGGGCAACAAAAGTCCAACCGTCTGCTCCACCTCTTTGCGATACACAAACGCCAAGTGCTCGTTGATGTGCGCCTGCATAGCAGCCAGTATTGCCTGACCTTGCGGGGTCTGCTGAATAAGCGCCATGATCTTGGGGTTCTGCAACATGCTTGTATGCACGGCAATGTGCGCCTGATGATCCTGCTCAATAAACGCTTTCATGGGCTTGCCAGTAAGGGCGTTCTGGTTCTCCTGCACCGGATCAATCGGCTTCTGGTCATCCTCAATCGGCACCAGCTTGGCTGCGTTCTTAATGCCCAACACCTCAATCATCTGGCGATGTAGCAGGGGCAAGTCGTAGAGCTGAGGCGCAGTCTGAGCAAGCTGGAGTGCGGCCTGATACTGGACGATCTTCTGAGCCATCGTCGCTGCATTCGGATCACTCACTGGGATCACTGCCACCATGTCATAGTCAGACTTCTTAGCACGACGCGATCCTTCAATCGGCTCGTAGTCATACTCTTCTGGTGTGTAGTCGGCAATAATTGCCTTGAGTAGCTTGAACTCCTGCTTCATGCTGAAGTGCATACGCGCCTGCACTGCGCCCATCACTTTGAGGGTTCGCTCAAGGATAGCCAGCGTAGTACCCACGGGTGCTTGCGACGACATGTCGCTGACCTTCATATCACCTGCGGAAGCAAACGCCCGGCCTTCCTGCACGATGTTCTGGAACAGCGCATACAGAACCTGACTTGGCTCCTTGTAAGGAAGCGGCAAAATGTTGTCGCGGATTGAACCGCTAGGTACGTCTACGTCCCTGAACTCGCCGGGGGCAATCGGTGTGTCATCACCTTTAATGCGAAGGCCACGCGATTTAAGTCCGCCGGGGAGGTTAGATAGAGTTCCCGCGTCCACCAATTGACGTATAAGCATGGTCGCTGATTTGGCGTATCCACCGATAAGGTGGATGAGTCCGTAGCCATAGAACCCAAATCCGGGGATGTATTGGTAGTGGACAAAATGCTGTCGCTTGCTGTGGAGCTCATCCCCTTCATACCAATTCCTCCGAATAGCCAAAACTTTAGCCGTACCTTTTTCAACCGTCACAACGTACGGCAGGGCAATACCGGTATTTTGCCCTTTTTTATTCTTGTGCTCATAGCCCTTCAAGTCAAGGTCAACGTGCATTTCAAGAATACGGAACCGGTCGTCCTGAATCGCAGACATGCCCATCTCTTCGGCTTTCTGCTTCTCAATATCATCAAGCTCGTACGTCGGATCGCCTAGGTCTATGTCCATATAGAACCCAGCTTCTTGCAGCTTGACGATCTCGTTTTCTGTCTTGCGCATCACATGAGTAACACGCTCGGCACGCTCTAAATTAGACGCGCCGTAAGGGACAACAATATCTTCTGCGGGAATAAACATTGCAACCTGCCGCGCCAAGCTCGGGTCATAGTAGACCTTCTTGAACGCAGAGCCTGCAAGGGGCAAATTCCACAACAGCTTCTCATGCTCCGGGCGATACTCCACCATCACGTCGGTAAGCTGGTAGTTCATATCGTCGCGCACGCGGGCGGATGCTTCTTCTTTCTCAGGGGTGTCCTTGCCCAGAATCTGTGTCTTGACCGGCCCTGCTGCGGGGAACGTCTCCATGATCCCTTCGCTCTGGAAGCGTACGACTGATTCAGTCAACATGGGGTGGAACACACCACAAGCGCCTTGCCACGGCTCTGTGCGATCCTCGTACTTCAAGCCCAACAACTTAAGGCCATCAACGTACGTATGTATCCATTCTTTGCGGTCCCCAATATCTTTAGTGAAGTCGCTCACCAAATCGTTGCCCAGCGAAGCAAGAGCACTGTCGTCCATGAACTCAGCTAGGTTGGCATCAAAGTCCTCGTCGGAATCTTTTGGGGCAGGTGCAAGATCAATTTCAATATCACCCATGCCAATCTTCACTGACTCGGGGTTTTCAATCTCAATCTCGATTGGCTCTATTTCCTCTTCCTCAATACCGAGAGGGGCTGCGTATAAACCTTTGTCAATTGAACTCGTTGCCATTTTGTATCCTTACACTGTGTAGAACCGCTCTCGGCGGTGGCTCCTAAACCATTGAATCTCTTCAGGCTCATCAGTCGGTAGACGGAGGAACCCACCTTGACGAAAGCGCATTAAGGCCAAAGTTGTTGCGTCAACCAAGTCATCATGCTCGCCTGACGGAAACGCGGCAACCTCATCCACCAACTCTTCTGCCCAGCGGGTACGGGGCACCCATACTTTCCCACTTGCAATTATGTCCGATACCGAATTCAAACGGGCAATTTTGTCCTGACCCTTGCTTGGCGTGTATTCTTGCACCGGCACGCCCATCGCACGCAAGTCATATATTAGCGGGGCTCCAGAGGCTTTCTTCTCAACAATCATCGAGTCGGGCTCATACTCCTGATACTCACGCATAACGTCCCGCTTAAGCTCTGGAAACTCAACCCGTTTCTTATATGTGTTCAGGAGAATAATATTAGGGGCAAAGTTATCCTCCTCACAGGAAAATATACCCCACGTTGTCCCAGCGGAATAGTCAGCCCGCTGGGTTTTCTCAAACGCCGTATCCCATGACTGGAGGATATATTCGCACTTGGGCGGATCGTCTTTCTCCCACCACTTCCACCAATCACGCTTAACAATCGCAGACTCGTTACCTATCGGGTTCTGCTGGTATTGTGCCTGCCATTTGGCATTGGGAAGCTCTTCTTGGAGTGCCTTTAGTTCTCCGATTGACCAAAACTGGGGCCATAGCGGGTTGCCCGAGGGGAGTATCGCCGGGAACTCAATCACCTCCCACTCTTCACCACCGCGTTGCGCGGCTGATTTGAGCACCTGCCCCGTTAAGTCACGCTGCGCCCACCTAGTCATCACAATGACAATAGCCCCTCCCGGCTGGAGACGCTGCCGTGGGCCTGATGTGTACCACTCGTACACCTTATCATATACCTCTGGGTTCGAAGCAGCCATCGCCGCTTCCTGTTCTGAGTGCGGGTCGTCTATTATTAGTATGTCAGCACCCTTACCGGTCACTGCACCGCCCACACCAATAGCAAAATAGTCACCGCCCTTGCTGGTATTCCACCGCCCGGCTGCTTTTGAGTCTGCTTGCAGGGCTAAGTTAGGGAATATGCTGTTGTAAACCTCGGAATCCACCAAATTTCGCACTTTACGACCAAAACCCACCGCCAATTCAGCTGTATGAGACGTTTGAATGACCTTTTTATGCGGAAATTTACCTAAAAACCACGCCGGAAGCAGATATGAGGCAAATTCTGACTTCGTATGACGGGGTGGCATGTTAACAATCAGCCTTTTGCACGTCCCATTTGCCACTCTTTCAAACGCATCAGCCATTCTTTTGTGATGTGCACCCGAAATAAATGTAGGCCAGACCCTCTCAACGAACTTGATGAACTTATCCTGACAAAGCTCGCGCTCTTTGAGCTTTTCCAGCTTAATAAGCTGCGCTTCTAACACGCGCATGTCCGATTCCGACAACTTGCCGGACTTAATTGCCGTCTCGATGTCTTTAAGCGTTGGGCTCATCTGGGCTGCTTTTGTTTTCTTCCGCAGTTTTGCTCTCAGGCTGTGATCCACTTGGGCCTAAATAAGTATCCAAGTCATCCAGGGGTGTTACATCCGTCACATCTGCATTCATCAGGCGCTTGATACGCTCTTTAATCGAGTCCTCCAGCCCCTTACTTGTGGTGTGGTGGACTGTGATCTCACTACGCTCAGTAAATAACCCAATATCTGAGTGTTTACCAAGCAACTCAAGAGCTTTTAGCTCTATTTTTGGATCGCCGCAGTCAGTCATTTTGACCAACTTATTAGTGATAAATGTGCGAGCTTGTTGTATATCTGCAAACGCTTGGAAGTCAAACGTCTTTACCAGCACTGAAGCAGCTTTAGCTTCAGCCGCACTGTGTATATGTTTGGGTGTGGTGGGCTTATCAACGCCGTTAATTACCTCGGCAACTTTGTGTAGGTCTTTGTCATCGTACTCAAGACCGGGGCCGAGCTTATCAATTAGGTCCGCAGTGTTTGCTGCAACGGCAACGCTATCCTTATGAGTCTTGGGCTGCTCATCGGCTAGGTCAAACGGTATCGGATGTTCCGCCGTAGGTTGTATGTTAATCATGCGCACCGA